TAAAACTATTGTGCCTAAAGATAGGCCCATTTTTTTTAAACCTTTAAATCTTGCAACAGAAGATTCTGTAAGATACAAAATTCTTTCGATAGATTGCTCGGTGCCACCAGAACCAGTCTTTTTACCAATTTGTTGGTCGCTAGGGAATAGTGAAAATGCACCACCACCAGTTGACGCTTTGATACCAGCCTGTGGACGCCACTTTTTAATCTCGTCTATAAGTTTTTCTGCATCTAATTGGTCAGCAACTGCCACTCCTGCTGGAGATAAACTCACTCGAACTGACTCAAGCCACTCTCCAGAGTAAGTCTGCCAACGAGAACGACGTAGGGAAGTTACTGCCCAAGCGTTGGGGTCTAAATCAAACTCTTTTAATACTTCTTCTGCGTCTGGAATTTGTCCAGCAGGTCTTGGTCTGGATACAACAAAACCACCTTTAGTGTCATCGACATCTAAACGTGGTCGCCAATCTTCTGGAGTATTTAGTGCTTTAACATCCGAGCCAGATTTACCGGGTTCTGAATATTCTTTTAATTTATCTGAAATGCCCATTATTTTTTACCCCATCTAAAGCATGAGCAGTCTTTTCTACGGTGCCTATCGACTGCACTATTTGATATGTCGTAGCCTTCTTCTCTAAGTATTCTACCTATTTGACTATTTGGAATTCTATCTGGCGTAGACTCTTCTACCTCTAAAACTGATTTGAGATAGTTTCTATCTTCTACTGGAACCGATGTTGACTGTAAAACTATCCCTAATTTACATAAGGCAGTTTGAGAAGATTTTGAGGCATTTTTTAACTTGTCTGAAAGCGACATCGGTACTCCTTCATACATCCTGTGTCATTACAAATCTTAGCGGCTTTTCTGTTTTTAAGCGGACTTTTTTATTCGTGTCCTTTTTGGCTTTATTGTATCTACTTCTGGCTTTACTCCAGCAGATGCGGTAACAATTGCTGTAATCAGTTTTACTTCAGCACTAAGCGAGGTTACTGACTTATCAATATTGTTTACTCGGTCAGCAAGCGAGGAGCCACCGTTTTCCCAAAGTTGGTGCTCTACTCTATCTAGGCGTTCTGCCAGCGTACGGCCATACTTGTCTACTCCAATAGAGTCGCCTATTCTTTTAGCAACCCTGTAAATAGCAATTAAGGAGCCAATAATTACACCAATGGCTGTAATTACTGCTGCTGTAGTCATAACTAATTCTTGTGGCATTCCCTAATCCATACTCCAGATTTACCTTATAATTATAACCTCAGGTAGTGCATTCCTATTTGTATAAAGGCACAAAAAACACAATCTCAAGTTGAGATTATTTGTCGTCTCTTCGTGCTAACATGTATGCACAACGAAAGGTTTGAAATGAAACAATTGTCAGTAAAGACGCAGGTGACAACATAAATGACTACATCTCCCAAGTCAGAGCACATTGAGAAAATCATCAAAGGGGCCAACTGGTACGCAAATAACGGTTGGAAAATACTTCCTTGTTATGGAATAAACGATAGTGGTAGATGCACATGCAATGGTGCACACACTGAACCTAAAGATGTAGGTAAGCACCCAGCAATTGGTGAGTGGCAACTTCGTGCAACTGATGACCCTTCCGTTGTTGGCGATTGGTGGACTACAAATCCAGACCGAAACATTGGCGTAAATTGTAAGCCTTCTGGATTCCTAGTAATTGATATCGACCCACGTTCTGGTGGAATTGAATCTTTTGAAAAGTTTGAAGAGATAGTTGGTGCGTTACCTCCAACTGTTGAGGCTTTGACTGGTGAATACAATCACGGTGGAAAAGCCGTTCGTGGACGCCACCTCTACTACAAAGTAGAGGCTAGTGAGCAACTGCTAGGTAATCTAAAATCTTCTGACTTACCGGGAATTGATATCAAGCACAACGGTTATGTTCTGATTGCACCTTCACGCCATTTCTCTGGAGTAACTTATGAGTGGGCTGATGGTAAGGCACCATGGCAAATTGAGATGGCTGATGCACCTGAGGAACTTCTAAATTCTTTGCGTAAGCGTAGTCGTCGCTCTGGGACATCGATGGGCACCACCGATTGGGATTGGATGTCTGACCTTGACTTTGGTGGTGGCGAGCGTGTAGACATTGCCAAGATGTTAGAAGAGGGAATTAAAGAAGGTTCCCGTGCTGTTGACATTTACAAGTTAGCCTGTGCTATGTCCAACAAATTTGGTGTGGAGACTTCTGAAAAACGTCTAATGATTGAAACCATGATGATGCGTTTCAACTTTGAAAAGGTTAAGCCACCTATGGACCTTGAAGGTCCTAACTCATTGCTTATGCACACTCGTCGTGCAATGGACTTCGTTGCTGACAATCCTGTTGGATTTAAGATGTACCCAGAACTTGAGAGTTGGGTTAATCGCTCACAGGCTGAAACTAACGCTACTCTTGCTTCTGCCAATACTCCTGCGGTAAATACTTCAGACCCTGACGACTGGGAAGAGCAAAACAGTTTGCCTGGAACAGTTGGTGGCTCAGTCACAGAAGCAACTAGAAACGGTATGTCAATCTCTGATGCCTTTAGTTCTGGAAACATTGATATCCCTAAAGACCCTGATGCAATTTCTGAAGCCGAAGGTGGTACTCCGGGTAGACGTACTCTTTCAGACATCGGTAACGGTCGTCGCTTAGTTGATTCTTTTGGTAATGCGGTTCGCTACACGCCTGGCATTGGTTGGTTTATTTGGGACGGTCAATACTGGAAACCAGATGCCGAGGATTTAGGTATGCATGAGTTGGCAAAAAAGTTACCACCGATTATTGCAACTGAAGTGGTCCACTATTCTGACCAAGACAAGAAAAATGAAGTTATTAAGTGGGCTAACAATGCTAAGTCGAACTCACGTTTGAATGGTGCAATTGAAAGTGCTAACTCTGACCCTCGGATTGTCACAGCGGTTGAACGTTGGGACGGTGATGAATACTTGTTTGGTGTTCAAAACGGTGTTATTGATTTGCGTACTGGTGAACTACTTCGTGGTCGTCCTGACCTTTACATTACTAAGCGTGCAGAAGTTGCTTACACTGCTGGACTTCGTAATGTTCGTTGGGAGCAGTTCATTGACTTTGCTACTGGTGGAGATAAGGAACTTCAAGAGTGGATTCAACGTGCAGTTGGTTACACCCTTACTGGTCTAAATAATCAAGACCTTATGTTCTTGGTTTACGGTCCTCCCGGCTCTGGTAAGAACACATTTGTTGAAGCCGTTGTTAAGGCTATGGGTACTCAGCAGTATGCGTGGCCTCTGGACTCAAGCATCTTGGCTGACAATGGTGGAGCCACTAGCAGTACTGACCTGTATCACTGGGCGGAACTTCGTGGTCGCCGTATGGTTTGGGTTGACGAGTTGCCAGAATCTGAACGCATCAAAGAAAACGCAATTAAGAAGTTGACTGGTTCATCTGAAATCTCCGCTCGTTCTCCAGGTGAAAAGCCATTTACATTTAAGGCTCAGGCAAAGTTGTGGATTACAACTAACCACCGCCCAATGATTAACGACGATGCTATGTGGCGTCGTATTCGTCCTATTCCATGGAGCAATGTTCCTGAGTCACCAGACCCAGACTTAAAGGCTTACTTGTTTGATGCCGAAGGTGGTCTGCCAGCGATTCTGTCTTGGGCTGTCGAGGGTGCAATTAAGTACCTAGGCTCGTCTGCTCGTGACCCTCTTGGTTGGTGTGCCTCTGTAAAAGATGCAGCAGAAATTTATCGCAAGAACGAGGACCGCATTGGCCTGTTCTTGGATGAAGAGGCTAAGCAATCTGATGGAGGCTCTCTATCGGTTAAGGCTCTATTCTCTGTCTATCGTATGTGGTCGGAAGACCGTGGTGAGCGTCCTATGACTCAAATTGCTTTTAACCGTAAGTTGTCTGACAGAGGTTTGACTATCATTGGTCACGGCTCTAAGGCTGAAATTACTGGAATGATTTTGCTACCCCGTGCTGTGCCATCGGCCGAAGTTGACTGGAGCATGGCAACACGATTTGCTAGAAACAGTTTTTAGTTAATCTGGTGTAGTATAAAAACGTGTCTTGGGAGAGACGCACAAGAGGGGGTCAGGCCACCTGACCTCCTCACTAAAACTTTCTAAATAACAAGGAGAAGAAGTGAAGATTACGATTGCTACCCCTATGTACGGTGGTATCTCAAAGAGCGTTTATGTCGCTTGCCTAAGTGAACTTATGTCTAAGTTGGGTGAGTCTGGCCACTCTGTAAACCATGTTTCGATTACAAACGAGAGCCTAATTACTAGAGCAAGAAACACTCTTGCTCATATGTTTTTAAAGAGTGATAGCGATGCTCTTTTGTTTATCGATGCTGACCATGGATGGGTATCGGATGACGTTGTAAAAATGGTCAACTCTGGTAAAGACCTTATCGGTGCTATCTACCCGATGAAGTCAATCAACTGGGACAACGTACACGCTGCAGCAATCTCTGGTCGCCCAGCAACTGAACTTTCTCTTTACTCTGGAAACTTTGCAATTAACTTCCTACCAGAAAATCAAGAATTTAAGGCTGACGAGGCTTTTAAGGTTCGTGACATCGGTACTGGAATGATGTTTATTCGTAGAATTGTGTTTGACACAATCGCTCCTCTATGTAAGACATACAACAACAATTCTCCTAGTGCTGATATTGCTATGGGAGAAAAGATGGTTGAGTTTTTCCCGACTATCATTACTGACGAGCCTGAAGCAATTCTTCTATCTGAGGACTACGCTTTCTGTCACATGTGGCGTCAAGCAGGGCAACATGTCTACGCTGCACCTTGGGTAAGAATTACTCACGCTGGAGAATACAACTTCTCTGGATTCTTCTTAAAGACTCTAGAAATTCAAAATCAGATGGCTACAGCACAGCAGGATTACAACCCTTTTGAAAATGTAGACGAGAACGGAAACGTTGTTGTGAATACGCCTAGTCATCCGATTGATGTTGAATTGAGTCAAGCAGATTCTTTACAGTCGTTGGATACCATTTTCGAAGGTTCTGCGTTGGAATCTGGTCTCGATTTAGCCCCTCAGCAATCTGACGAAAAGAAAGCCCCAAAGACCTCTCGGAAGAAATCCTAGACTTAATCTCTTCTGGAGTCTTATTCTTAGGTCCCATATCCACGCCCCAAACTATGCCTCGTTCTCGACGGTCTTTATGTACGTCTTTCTGACGGGCAGCAATGATGCCTCGTTCCATCTCGGCTAGTGCTGACATAATTGTCACCACGAAACGGCCTTGATAGGACGAGGTATCTAAGTTTAGGTCGAGCATTACAAGACGCCAGCCTTTGTTATTTGCTCGGTCAATAATGTTTAGAAAGTCCTTTGTAGAGCGTGCTAAGCGGTCTATACGGGTTACAAACAAAGCGTGGGCTTCTCCGCTATCTAAGCGTTTAAGAGCGTCTGTGAGGGCAGGACGGCCTGAAATGGACTTACCTGAGCGACCCTCTTCACGAACTAATTCGTACTCTGTAAAGCCAGCCAGTTCTGCTGCTTGGATTAGTTGGCGTTCTTGGACATCAAGGCTCACACCGTCGTTTACTTGCAACTGAGTTGAGACACGAGCGTATAGTAATGCAATTGCATTGTCAGTCATAGTTACTCCAGAGTTATATAATAATGTATCATTTTCGTACATTTATTTTGGCAAAAAATGCCGTATAAACTTAATCCTAAGTTTAGACGTTTTACTGGAGATTGATTAAATGCGTAGGCTCTGGGAACGAAGTTAGCGACGTAAGTGGATAACGCCAACCACCAATATACGGGTCTATGTAATAGTCGTTATCGATTACTGTGTCAGCCATGAC